CGGTTCATCCCCTGCATGACGGCGGGGTTGTCGTACTATATGGCGCTCAAGGTTCCCGGAGCGATGGATCGTCTGGGTGTGCTCAAGCAGCAGTATGACGAGGCTTGGGAGCTGGCTGCGCAGGAAGACCATGAGAAGGCGGCTGTGCGGTTCGTGCCGCGCAGGCAGTACATTGCTGGGGCGTTCTAATGCCCAATCGTTTTTCGTCCGGCAAGTTTGCGATTGCGCAGTGTGACCGCTGCAACTTTCGCTTCAAGCTCAAGGAGCTCAAGACATACACGCTCAAGACGAAGAACGTGAACATGTTGGTGTGCCCGGCTTGCTGGGACCCCGACCATCCGCAGCTTCAGTTGGGTATGTACCCTGTGGAAGACCCGCAGGCTGTGCGCAACCCCAGGCCGGACATCACGTATCGGTTGGGGGGCAACAGTGGTTTGCAGCTCTCAAACATCAGCGGTACGGACCCGGACGAGGACGGTACGGCCACAGGCGGTAGCCGTATTTTTCAGTGGGGCTGGAATCCGGTTGGCGGAGCGAGCTTTTTTGATGCTGCTCTAACACCAAACAACTTGGTGCTGACAGTAAATTTGGGCACAATTACGGTTGCAACGACATAAGGAGTCGATCATGATGGACGCAAAGAAGGCTGTGCATAAACACGAGAAAGCCATGCACCCCGGCAAACCCCTGACCAAGATGAAGGCCGGTGGCAAGACCAACGCCGACATGCTCAAGTACGGGCGTAACATGGCCAAGGTCATGAACCAGCGTAGCCCTGGCCGCAAAGGAGCCTGAGATGGCAACGTACAAATCTCCCAAGCCATATCCGTCTGTCGTGGTGGGTGAAGAGCCTGCCAAGACAACCATGCGCAAGGCCAATGTGTCTGTGGCTAACACACGTAGCCAGGACTACCCGCCCACTAAAACCAGCGGTATCAAAATCCGTGGCACGGGCTGCGCAACCAAAGGTGTGATGGCTAGGGGTCCGATGGCATGAACTACGCTGCCCTGTCTGCTGCAATTCAGGACTACACCCAGAACTACGAAACGGAGTTCGTGGCGAATATCCCTGTCTTCATCCAACAGGCAGAGCAGCGCATTTACAACTCGGTTCAGTTTCCATCCCTTCGCAAGAACGTCACGGGCTCGGTGTCTGCCAGCAACAAGTACCTGTCGTGCCCCAATGATTTCCTGTCGGTCTATTCACTGGCGGTTATCACGGGCGTGACAGGCGGCAATCTCAACACGGGGTCGTACGAATACCTGCTCAACAAGGATGTGAACTTCATCCGGCAAGCGTACCCGTCGCCAAACGACACCGGGACGCCAAAGTACTATGCGTTGTTTGGGCCGACAGTTTCAGGCGCAGTCATCTCTGACGAGTTGAGTTTCATCCTTGGGCCGACACCTGATGCGGCCTATGATGTCGAGTTGCATTACTACTATTACCCTGAGTCGATCACGGTAGCCGCCGATGGCCAGACTTGGCTGGGTGACAACTTCGACACGGTGTTGCTGTACGGCTCCCTGGTGGAGGCATACTCTTACATGAAGGGCGAGGCCGACATGATGGCCTTGTACGACACCAAGTACAAAGAGGCTCTTGCTCTGGCCAAACGTCTGGGTGATGGACTTGAGCGCAGCGATGCCTACAGGTCGGGCCAGTACCGCGCAGCTCCGCTGCCGCAGAATAATGGGGTGGCTTGATGGCCTTTACCGGCAACTACTCCTGCAACACGCTGCGGTCGGGGCTTGCCAACGGCACGATCAACTTCGCCTCGGACACGTTCTATTTGGCGCTGTACACCAATTCAGCCACGCTGGATCAGACCACCACGGCGTACACAGCGATTGGTGAAGCCTCTGGCGGTAATTATGTTGCCGGGGGTTTGGTGGTGACCGCCACCATCGCAAGCCAGGACACAGCCAGCGGCAGCATCACGTACGTCAACTTCTCATCTCCAGCATGGACGGGAGCGATTACAGCGCGTGGTGCCTTGATCTACACGCCGGGCGATAACGGCGCTGTGTGCGTGTTGGACTTCGGGTCTGACAAAACCTCGACCACCACTTTCACCGTGCAGATGCCCGCCAACACGAGCACCTCTGCCCTAATCAGACTTGTTTAAGGAGTCATCATGCAGAAAGAATTTTCCAACTTCGGTGACCACGCTGAAGTGACCATGCAGTCGAATGTGGCTGGCGCGGAGTCTGTTGGTATTGAGGGCCACTACCATGTGGTCTGCCGCGATGCCGATGGCAACATCAAGTGGGAAGATCAGTTCCCCAATCTGGTCAACGCGGTTGGCAAAGAACTCATGCTCGACACCCTGCTGTCTGGCACCTCTTACACCACGGTCGGCCCGTTCCTTGGTTTGATCTCTGGCGCAAGCCCGACCTTTGCTGCGGCAGACACGATGGCTTCGCACGGCGGCTGGACGGAGTTCACCAACTACACCGTGGGTGGTTCGGCTGTTCGTGGCACGGCATCGTTTAGTGCTGCCACCTCGACTGGCACCACGCCCACCAACGTGACGACCAAGACCGCATCGGCTATTACCTACACCATCACAGGTGGCGGCGGCACGGTCGGTGGCTGCTTCTTGGTGACCGGCTCTGGCGCGTCTTCGACTCAAGGCAACACCTCTGGCACGCTGTACAGCGCAGGTGCATTTAGTACGGCCAAGATCACGACCGCAGGCGACACGGTTTCGGTTACCTACTCGACCACCGCGACGAGTTAATAGGGGGTTTAGATGCCTCTGGTCCTTGCAAACCGTGTCCAAGAAACGGCCACGGCGAATACGACTGTAAGCTTCACGCTTACGGGCGCTGTTCTTGGCTTTCAGACGTTCGCCATCATTGGCGACACCAACACCACCTACTACTCGGCTACAGATACGACGGGTCAGTGGGAGGTGGGCCTTGGCACGTATTCGACCACGGGACCCACGCTGACGCGCACGACAATCTATGCGTCCAGCAACACAGGCAGTGCCGTCACTTTCTCTGGGGTAGTTAGCGTCTTTGTGACCTACCCGTCTGGGCGGTCGGTCAATCTCGATGGAAGCGGCAACGTCTCGGCCCTGGGGACTGTAGCCTCTGGCACATGGCAGGGATCAACGATTGCTGTGGCGTACGGCGGTACGGGGGTCACATCCTCCTCCGGGGCCAACTCGGTGGTGCTTCGGGATGCCAACTCCAACATCACGGTCAACCGGGTCAATCAGGCCAACACCAACACAACCGCAGCAGGGGGAACCACAACCCTGACGGCGGCTTCCAGCTACATCCAGACCCTTGTTGGGACGGGTGGACAGACTTACGCATTGCCTGATGCCACTACTCTGACGACGGGTGTGGCGTTTGTGTTCAACAACCTCGCCACGAGCACCCTGACCATCACGGACTACGCCACTGCCACGATTAGCACCATCCCTTCGGGCGGTGCAGGCGCGGTGTTTTTGACGAACAACGGCACGACGGGCGGCACTTGGGACCTCCATGCCTATCTGCCGGAGGGCGTGACGTTTGGCACAAACGCCTTCAATCTTGGCTCGGCGGTCATCTCCGGCGGCACTTGGCAAGGCGGCACAATCCAGCCAGCCTACGGCGGCACCGGCCTGACCACGTTCACGGCGGCAAACTATGCTCTGTACTCAACCAGCGCCTCGGCACTGACCGCTGGCACTTTGCCTGCTGCGGCGGGCGGTACGGGTTTGACTTCACCCGGCACGGCGGGTAATCTTCTGACATCCACAGGGACTGGGTGGGCATCATCACCGGCGTCATTTGCAACAAATGACGAAGCCCTCTTTTTAGCAACAATGATGAGTTGATATGCCTACATACGCAAACACTTCTTATGTGGCAAGGAACGTCGGCACATCGGCGTCTACGCTTACAACCGTCTCCAGCGGAACCATTGCCATCACCAGTTTGGTGGTGTCCAATACGACCACATCGCCAATCACAACCGATGTGTACTTCACCCGCTCTGCCACGGACTACTACTTGGTCAAGGCGGCCACGATTCCTGTCGGCGGTTCGCTGGAGGTGATTGGTGGCAACCGGGTGGTGCTGATTGCCTCTGATGCCCTGAAGGTATTGACCAGCGCCGCAAGCTCTGCGGATGTGGTTGTTTCGGTTTTGACGGCGGTCTGAGATGGCTTTTATTGGCAATACCTACACCACGCAAGGATTCGTTCCTGCTGTTGACTACTTCAACGGCGACGGGACCACCACGGCGTTTACGCTGTCGCGCCCGGTTGGGTCGGTCTTTGGTGTGCAGGCTGTCATTGAGAACGTGCCGCAGAACCCCGGCAGTGCCTACACCATCAGCGGCCAGACCATCACGTTTACATCTGCACCGCCCAGCGGAACAGGCAACATCTACGTCTACTACACCAGCCCGATTGTCCAGTTGATTGCGCCGGGGCAGGGCACAGTGAGTCAGGCATCCCTTGGGGTCATCAGTTTCTACATCAACCCGCAGACCATTGTGACCAGCTACACCACGCCAGATGGGTATAACGCCATGTCTGCCGGTCCTGTGGCGATTGCAACGGGTGTGACGGTGACGGTGTCCACGGGCACAAATTGGACGGTGGTGTAATGAGCACGATCAAAGTAACGACCATCCAGAACCTCGCGGGCGTAGAGGTCTACACCGCCAAGGCGTGGGTCAACTTCAATGGGACCGGAACGGTGGCCATCCGCGCCAGCGGAAACGTGAGTTCGATCACCGACAATGGAACCGGCGATTACACGGTGAACTTCACGGTGGCAATGGTGGATGCGAATTATGTGGTTGCAGGTACTTGTGGCGGAAACTCTTTGGGTGTTTCTGTGTCCGCGCCAGGTAACGGGCTTACGCAGGCTGCTGGTTCAGTGCGAATAACTACCGGCACGCCTAGTGCAGCCTTTGACCCTTCTCAAGTTCAATTATCCGTCTTCCGTTAAGGCCCAGCCATGTCAACCATCAAAACAACGACACTGAGCACGCTGGACGGGACGGCAACGGTTCCTGTAAACACTGTCGTCAACGGCAGCGCCAAGGCATGGGTTAACTTCAACGGCACTGGCACGGTCGCCATCCGGGCAAGTTTTAATGTCACCAGCATCACCGACAATGGTACGGGCGATTACACCGTCAATTTCACCACAGCTTTGGCGGATGCGAATTTCTCGGTAGCTGGTTGGGCGCGGGTATCTGGTTCTGGAGGTGTTTTAGCTGGAGTAAACGATACCGCACTTACCACATCGTCAGCACGAGTTGGTACGCTTAACACATCCGGTTCATTTGCAGATGCGTTATTTGTTACTGTCGCCATCTTTCGTTAACAAGGAGTAAACCATGAACCAACGCATCATTTATCCAACCGACGACGGCGGGGTTGCCGTTATTGTTCCGGCACCTGAGTGTGGCCTGAGCATCCAAGCAATTGCGGCCAAAGACGTACCGGCAGGCAAGCCGTACAAGATCGTGGATGTCGCTGACATTCCGTCTGACCGCACCTTTCGCGCAGCATGGGAGTACGCATAAATGATCACCATCAACATCAACAAGGCCAAGACCATTGCGCATGATGTGCGCCGTGCAGCACGGGCTGAAGAGTTCAAACCGTTTGATGACGCTATCGCCAAACAAATCCCCGGTCAGGCACAGGGGGCAGAGGCAGAGCGCCAGAAGATTCGGGATAAATACGCCCAGATGCAAACCGCCATCGACGCCGCAGCAACTGTGGATGAGATCAAGGCCGCAATGCCCCAAAGGTAAGCCATGCCAATCAGCACGCTTGGACCCAACGCTCTTGCGTCAAACTCGGTGACACGACCGAAAATTGGCTACGCCGGGGCCATATTGCAGGTTGTTCAGGGTTCGCTCGGGACATCTTTTACTGGGACAGGTGTGACTGGTGCTACAGATTATTGGGTCGTAGTCACTGGGCTGTCCGCCTCAATTACACCAACTTCTAGCGCAAGCAAAATTTTGGTGCTGGTGACAATGTATGTTGGGGCAGACAACGTTGCGTATGGATATCAGCAGCAGTATCAAGTGCGTAGAAACGGGACAGCGCCAAGTACTGTAGTTGGTTCCGCCGAAGGTGGTAGAACAGGCGTTTCCGGCAGGATTAATTTGTATGGTGCGCAGGCAACATCGGACATCCAATACAGTCAAGGGGTGTTATCAGGAACACATTTGGACACACCGGCCACTACTTCGGCAGTAACGTATACGATAGCATTACGGGGTTACGCTGGTAGCCCGACTGTGTATGTAAACAGGGCGTATATTTTTCAAAATAGTGGGAGTGATTACGACGGGGTTCCGCTTTCCACCATTACGCTCATGGAGATAGCAGGGTAAGTCATGGCCTACATTGGGAACCAACCACTCACAGCGGCCTTCCTGACTGACACGTTCAGCGGTAACGGTTCGACTGTCGCGTTCACCATGACGGTGGCTCCGGCCAACTCGTCCTCGATCATTGTTGCCGTCACGGGTGTGTTGCAAGACCCATCGACATACTCTGTCTCGGGCACAACGCTGACCTTCTCTGCCGCCCCGCCGACGGGGACGAACAACATCAGTGTGCGCTACCTTGGCCTGCCTGCAAGTGGTGTTGTAACCACGGCATACCGCACGGTCACAGAATTTACGGCCACCGCAAGCCAGACCACGTTCAGCGTGCCCTCATACACGGTGGGCTACGTGGATGTGTACAGGAACGGCGTGATGCTGGGGTCAGCCGACTACACGGCCACGTCGGGCACAACGATTGTCCTGGCCTCGGGCGCAACGGCGGGTGATCTGGTTGAGGTCATCAGCTTCTATGTGTCGTCGGTCCTGAACGCAATCCCCGGAACAGCAGGGTCTGTTGGCACCACGTATCTGGCAGATGCGGGAGTCACCCCAGCAAAACTTTCAACCGGCGCACCGTCATGGGACTCGTCCGGCAATTTGTCGTTTAACTCGGGCTATGGGTCAACTGCTGTGGCCTACGGTTGTCGGGCCTGGGTCAACTTCAATGGCACCGGCACTGTTGCGATTCGTGCATCGGGCAACGTGACGAGCATCACGGACAACGGTACGGGCTTATATTCAGTCAACTTTGCAAATGCTATGCCTGACGCAAATTATGCGGCGGTAATTGCTACTGAAGAGTCTGGAATTATTTGTACTACGTCAAGTAATAATGCGTTCCAACAAACAGCCAGCGTTGGTCGTGTGGGTGTTTATTTAGGAACAAGCGCTTCTGGGTATGACGCTGACCAAGTTAACTATGCAGTATTCAGATAAGGACCAACCATGAATCAACTTGACGCACTGGAGCAATCATGGCGCTGATCCTGTCAGGCACCAACGGCCTGTCTGATGTAGACGGTTCTGCATCCACTCCTGCCATCAGGGGCACGGACACAAACACGGGTATTTATTTCCCCGGCAATGACCGGATTGGCTTTGCCGAGGGCGGCGTTCAGGTTGGTGAATTTGACGCCTCTGGCAACTTTCAATTTAACTCGGGCTACGGCTCTGTCGCCACTGCTTACGGCTGCCGCGCATGGGTTAACTTCAACGGTACGGGCACCGTGGCAATCCGGGCGTCTGGCAATGTTTCCAGCGTTACGGATAACGGGACGGGGGACTACACGGTGAACTTTACGGTGGCGATGTCAGATGCAAATTATGTCATTGTTGGTTCTACGGTCGGCTCTGACAATGGTGCTACTTTTGTTGATTCAAGGGGCGCTGCTCCGACTACTGCTGGCGCAAGATTTGGCACATGGTCAACAATTGCTGGATCAACAGCAGATCGTAACTTTGTCAATATTGCCATTTTCCGCTAAAGGCCAACCATGACACAAGCAGCAGTATTGGGGGCAAACGCCAGCATCATGTCTACGCCTGTGGGCACAGCCCCAGGGTATATGGCCCGCGCTTGGGTTAACTTCAACGGCACGGGCACCGTGGCAATCAGGGCGTCTGGCAACGTGACGAGCATTACGGATAACGGTACGGGTGACTACACGATCAACTTCACTACGGCAATGTCGGATGCAAATTATGCAGGGCAAGTTTGTATTGGTACTCTTGGTGCATCAGATGGTGTTGGTGGAGGTTACACCGCTGCCACTTTAATTGCCGCATCATTTCGCATCAGAACCTTAAACGCATCACAGTCAACAGCCAAAGATTTTGACGCTATATATGTAGCTGTCTTCCGCTAAAGGCCAATCATGCCATTAACTCAAGTTGACCAAGGACTGCTGGGCCAGTACGCGCAGTACACGGGCTTCAAAAACCGCATCATCAACGGCGCGATGATGATTGACCAGAGGAACGCTGGGGCGAGTGTGACGGTTAATAGCGCCAGTAATTTTTATCCTGTTGACCGATTTGCTTGTACAGGGCAATCAACCGATGGTGTTTTTACGGTACAGCGGTCAACTACAGCGCCATCTGGGTTCACTAATTCTGTGATTGCTACGGTAACAACGGCGGATGCTTCAATTGGCGCAACCCAGCAGTATCTTATTCAACAGTTCATTGAGGGCTTCAATATTTCCGATCTTGGATGGGGGTCTGCCGGAGCACAGTCTGTAACTGTTTCTTTCTGGGCGCGGTCTTCGCTCACAGGTACGTTTGGCGGTTCTATTGTGAACAGCGGCTTCAACCGCTCATACCCGTTCACTTACACAATCAGCGCGGCCAACACGTTTGAGTACAAGACCGTCACGATTGCAGGAGACACCAGCGGCACTTGGCTAACAGACAACGGCGTCGGCTTACGGCTTATTTTTAGTTTGGGCGCTGGCTCGACCTATCTTGGAACTGCTGGCGCGTGGAGCGGGTCATACTTTGCAGGAGCAACTGGGCAGACCAACATTATCGCCACCAACGGAGCCACCTTCTACATCACCGGAGTCCAACTGGAAAAAGGCTCTACCGCCACATCGTTTGATTACAGGCCGTATGGGACCGAGTTGGCTTTGTGCCAGAGGTATTTTTATACGCCAAACGAAAATGTGGTTATGAGAACGGCGGGGTACAGTGCAAATGCAAGACTTTACGGAAGCACTTACGCACATCCCGTTGCAATGAGAGCAAATCCAACAGTTACCATATCAAATATCACATACTCTGGAGCAAGCGCGATTGGCGTTGAGACCACGAATACGTTATCTTGGGCGGCTAATGCTGTAGCCCAAACAGATGGGAATCCCTCTGTGTCTTTTGCGTACACCGCATCAATCGAGCTTTGATCATGTGCCAACCCCTGCCTGCTGACGATTAACCATGTTCGGAATCGCAAGCTTTGCCCAAACCCCGTTTGCCTCACTGGCAGGGCAGGCTTTTGTCTTTTCCTTGTCGGAGAACCTGAACTCCGACGACGCCAGCACCCAGGTTTCCGCCTTCCTGCAATCCATCACTGAGCCGATCACCGAAAACGACATTGAGATCACGGGCAACGCGCTGTTTACCGCCACCATCAACGAGCTGTTTACAGCCGACGATGCAAGCGCCCAAGCCTCGACGTTCCTGCAATCCATCAGCGAGAACTCCAACCCGGCGGATGTCATAGCCATCTCTGCTCAGTTTGCCCAATCTGTCACTGAGAACGCAGACCTTGCCGATACCCAGAACGTCTTCTTTGCCTTTGGCCAGACCCGAACCGAAGACATTTTGGAGGTGGCGGACTTCAGCACCCAGCAGTCGGCGTTCTTCCAGTCCATCACAGAGCCAAGCACCCTCAACGACACGCCTGTAATCACCGCCCAGTTTGCTCAGTCCGTGTCTGAGGCTGTGACGATGAACGACTTCCAGGCGATTGCCGCGCAGTTTGCCCAGGCTGTGACGGAAGGGATGACGGTTGAGGACGCCGCCACAATCATCAGCGTTTACACGGACTCCATCGTCGAGAACTTTGGGGCTGCGTCTGTTGAGGCGGCGGTTATAAATCTGCTGGTCAGCATCACTGAAACCCTGAACGCCAACGACATCCGCACCATCCAGGCAGGGTTCAATGTGGCCATTTCTGAGAACGCAGTTCTGGCCGACAGCTTCGCGGTGGGTGGGTGGATCAAGATCATCAGCACACAGAATGCCGACTGGGTTGACATCTCCAGCAGCCAGAACCCTGGCTGGGCAGGAATAGATGACAGCCAGAACCCGAACTGGCAAAATATCAATAACCCTCAGTGAGGAACCGTTATGTCCACCTACTCCCCCAGCCTGCGCATTGAGCTTATCACCACGGGTGATCAGGCCGGTACGTGGGGCAACACCACCAACACCAATCTTGGCACCCTGATTGAGTCATCGATTGCCGGGTACATCTCGGTGGCAGTGGCTTCAGCCAATCAAGCGTTCACGGCTCTCAACGGTGCGCCGGATGAAGCGCGGCACATGACGATTGCCCTGACCACCTCGACGGGGGCCAACTTTGCGGTGTACGCACCCCCGGCAGAAAAGACCTACGTCATCTACAACGCCAGCAGCTACACCGCCACAATCTACAACTCAACGGTGCTTGGCAACACAACGGCTGCGGGCACTGGGGTGGCCATCCCGGCTGGCAAGACCATGACGGTCTGGTCTGAAGGCACCAACTTCCGGGTGCAGAACGACCACCTTTCCAGCCTGACGCTCACCACTCCTCTTGCTGTGGCCCAAGGCGGCACTGGGGTGACCACATCCACTGGCACCGGATCAACGGTTTTGTCGGCCAGCCCCACGTTCACGGGCACTCCCATAGCCCCAACGGCCTCGTACGGCACAAGCACAACCCAGCTTGCTACCACTGCATTTGTCCAGGCTGCTCTTCAGGCGCTGCATCCGGTGGGGTCCATCTATATCAATGCAACCGATGCAACCAATCCAGGCACATTGTTTGGGTTTGGAACTTGGACGGCGTTTGGGGCGGGCCGGGTGCCGGTAGGCTTTAACGCAAGCAACCCGCTGTTCGACACCGCAGAAGAAACCGGCGGCTCCGCAGATGCAATCACAGTAAGCCACACGCACACTTTCAGCGCCACTACCGACACGCAAGGGTCTCACACTCACGACACCAACGTGTTCAGGTATAGCGACAACGCCGGAACGAACCCGTCTGCTGCGAATGCGGGAGCGTATTTTGGCAAGATATTTTCTGCTGGTGGTTTTGGAACTTTTTCAACAGTAGCAACTGATACCCAAGGCGCTCACAATCACTCGGTTTCTGGCACCACGAGTTCAGCGGGTTCGTCCGGCACCAACGCCAACTACCAGCCGTACATAACTGTATATATGTGGAAGCGCACCGCGTGATAATTTATGATCGATCCGATCACCGCCCTTGCTGCAATATCGTCAGCGGTTGAGCTTGTAAAAAAGGTCGCCGCGACGGTTGATGATGTCACATCGCTCGGGCCGGTGCTGGGTAAATATTTTGATGCCAAAGCCGACGCCATCGAAGTTGTTCAAAAGTCGCAGCAGGGTGAGTTCAAAGGGTCCGCTTTAGGCAAGGCGCTTGAACTGGAAATGGCCATTGAGCAGGCCAAGCAGTTTGAGGAACAGATC